TCAACATACAATTGGAACTTTGGCATAGCTGATCCATTATCATTGGATATTGATTTTGGAATGCTGGTTTTCTTGGCGCAAAACAGTGACGGTTTGTTACAAGTAATGATGAGCATGGGTGGATTACCGGAAGCAATTAGTTCGGAAGCGGTTGATGTCATGTTCCAGCGGTATTCAAATTTGTACGGTGATAATAGTCCATTCCTATCTGGTAATGCTTCTGGTTTTTTATATCAATATGAGAACAAGATATTTTATCGTTTATCAGGCGGACCATACAAAGGATATGGGATATTAGATCAAGAGCAGGCGGCTAACAGTATAGAATATAAGTTTGACACGAAAACGTGGCATCGCTGTATTGAGACCAATGGCGAGCGGTGCCGTGTTCAAAAGCACATTTATTTTAACAATAAGCATTTAGTAACGGTTCTTGGCGAAGGTACTGTTTACAATATGTCAGGGCAGTATTACTACAACGAAATATCAAATCCCAATCAGGATAATATGCAGGAAGCGAACGCCTATCTGCAATATCCGTTCCGATATGAAAGAGTGACGCCTATCATATCCGAGGACAATTATGCAGAATTTGAGACTCAATATGTCGAAATAGATTTCGTGTTTGGCGACAGTAATATTAATTACTATGCCGGACCATTTGGAAATACAACGTTTATTATTGATGAGATGCCAGATGAACATGGCAAGCCAATATACGTAGTCGATGAGATGCCAGCCGCGGACGGCCAACCGGTGTTCATGATCACCGAGCAGGGAAACACACCAGCACTAAATGAGCTTACCTACAACGCATTATTTAAACCTAATGTTGGTTTATATTGGTCTGATGATGGTGGCGTATCATTTTATTATGCAAATAACTTACAGTTCTCGCAAATGGGCGTTTATCAGTGGCGCATGAGATGGTATCAACTCGGCGTTTCTCGTAACAGAGTATACAAATTAGTTGCTGTTAGCCCTGTACCGATTGTCGTTTTGGGCGGCGTAATGATGGTTAGGAGGGTGAGTGGTGGGGCCAATTAATCTTGAGTTATTAGATCCTCCTATTTTGGAGCAAACGCAATTCGAGCCCGACATGCAGCGCTGGTTATCTAATATCGTTGATATTATTAATGCCAGTTTTATGACAATTAATAATATATTCGCCAATGTATTGGCTATTTCTACGATTGATATTGGTGGAAGTGGTGCTGGCCCACTTACGGTGACCGTAGTGGGATTGACAGCGGTCGGCAGTGTTACCGTGAATTTACTTTCATCATCAAATCCGGTGTCAATTAGTAGTGTTGTTCCTGGAACAAATCAATTTTCCGTCACATTTAGTGCCGATCCTGGCGCTTCTGCTATTATACAATATATTGCTTTTACGGCGGCGCCGTAATGGGAGGATTAAATGGGATCATTGGATAGGCTAAAAAATATTAGCGGCTATAATATGCTGCATAGCTTCTTGCATCCTGAAGACGCTTATCAGAGCGCCGAAGATGAAGCTAACCGTGGTTGGAATGAAGCCAAGGGCTATCAGCAACCCTATTGGGAGCATGGGAACGAGCAATATGGCGGCCTGAACGAAGCGCGCCAAAGGTTGATGAATCCTGCTGACCTAGAAAATGAGTGGACGAAGGGTTACGAAACTTCTCCTTACGCCAGGCAATTGCTCCAACAAAATCAAGGCGCTGGGTTGGACGCGGCGAGCAGCATGGGTTTGAATGGGAGCAGTGCAGCTCTGGCCAACATTCAGAGTGGCGCGGGTTTGATCCAGAACGAGGATAGAAGGAAATATTTGCAAGACCTGATGGACAAGTACATTCATGGCATTGGACTTGGTCAGAATTTGTATAATACTGGTGCACAAACAGGTGCCAATCTTGGCCAGCAAGCTATTGGGCATGGAAATGATATTTCGAGTCTTGAGTTCAACAAGCGGCGGGCGCCGGGTCAACTTTTCGGTCAAGCTTTGGGAGCTGGTCTTAATTATGCTGCCGGCGGCATGCCGGGGCTGGCCACAGGTGGCGCCAGTATGCTAAACAAATTCAACACTGGCCAACCCCAATATTAGGAGACGATCATGGCATTAGCACCTATTGCGGGTACATCGACGGGGATGGAGGCTTTTTTGGAGTCGCTAAAAAGTGGCGCTCAAAACAAATTGATCAACGCTCAAGCAAAAGAAGCAGAGGCTAAATCTAATTTGCCATTTGGAGGCGCAAACGTTCCTGGTCCAGCTGGTCAAATTGTCGGTCTGGAGATGATAAAGGGGCTTTATGGCGATAACAGTCCTCAGTATAAACAAGCATCAGAAGCTTTTAATTTGAATCAAGAGGGTGTTAAATCCAGGGTTAATTATCAGAACATATTATCCGACACGGCAAATAAGAGATTTTCTACTCCTTTAGCTAAATCAACTGAAGAATTGAACGATGTTCGAGATGGATATGCGCCAGGCAGAAAGAGAAAACTTACGCCAGAAGAACAAGAACAATATGAAAATATTTATGGGCTCGATTTACTTAAGAAAACGACGGATTCTGATACTAGAAAAAAGAATTTATACTCAACAAATATTGACGTTACATTAGGGAATATTGATCCAAAGGCTCTGACGCAATTTTCAGGCGTGAAGGGGGCGGCACAACTACTGAAAGAAAGATTGCTGGATCAGCAGGGAAATACAACCCCTCAATATAAGGCTTATCAAGATTCTCTCACGAATGCCAGATTGTTAGCAAAACAGGTTAGACAGTTTTATGGAGATTCTATAACACCTGGAGTTCAAAAAGGATTAAGCGATCTGACTAATCCTAGTACTTGGTTGAATTCTCCAGAAATAGCGATGAGAAATTTCAATTCTTTTGCTAAAACATTAAAATCAGAAAGAGGCACTTATAGTAAAGCGACAAAATCACCAGCTGTTTATGGTGGGAATAATGATGAAAATGAGGGAATAATTGATCTTAGTAAAAATGAAGACAATGAAAATAATCAAGATGATTTAGCGAAAGAAGCAGAGGAAGCAATTGCTAATGGAGCCGACAGGGATAAAGTGATGGCCAGACTTAAGCAGTTGAGGAGCGCTAAATAATGGGTGCTTTTGACGATTTAATTCCAGAGAATAAAAATATACCAACTGCTATTGGCGCTCCCGCTAAGTCAAATCAATTTGGTGATTTGATACCAAAACAGTCTGATACTTTCATTGGTAAACTTCCTATTGGTCCAGCTACTGCGCCATTGGGATCAAAAGAATCATTTGTCAATCCAGAGTCATTGAAAGATATTTCAGAGTTTGCTGCTGGTGGCCCAGGAATGAAAGTGATTGGTGCAAAAGGCATTAATTTTGGAAAGGGAATAAAAAGCGTTCTTACTAAAATTGCGCCAAAAGAACTGGCTTACGGTGTTCAAAAGGCCCATGACAAATTATCACAGCAAGCCTCTAATATCTATGATTTTATTAAAAGTGAAGTCGGTCCGCGTGGCGTTGGTAAAATAAATGTAGCGGAAGATCTAATAAAAGAAGCAGAGTCTCATCTTCCAAAAACTAGAGCAAATAAAGACTTAATAGAAAGAGCAAGAACAGGAAATTATGAAGCGCTGCATGATTTACAATCTGATCTTGGTAAAAGGGGAACAAAAGCCTTAGGTGCGGATCTTGCAGCCGATAGGAATATAGGCGAAGAAATGCTGGATACACGCGGAAAAATAAATGATGTTATAAAAAATCAATTCAATGAATATGGACATCCCGATCTAACAAAGTTGCTGGAAGAAGCAAATGGGAAATATACCAAGTTGAAAAAGCTATACTATTCTCATCCAAAAGTTGCAAAGTTAGTTCATCCTGAAAGCCGATTGGTCCCTAAGAATCCATTGAGTTTATTCTCAGAAGAATCAAAGCCTATGAAAGAATTACTTGGCGAGCATCCAGAAATACAAGAAGCTCTTGATACATCAGAAAGAGCTAAAAATTTTATTGAGAAATTAAAAAAAATACCTAAGTCTGGATATGCCGCTGGAGGAGTTGGTGCTGGTGGACTTTCATTATATGGCGGAAAAAGACTTATAGATCTATTAAAAGGTGAGGGAGAATAATAATGCTAGTGAGAGCCGCGAATCCCATATGGTACATGGTTGACCTAACAGGCCTCCCATTAAATGACAATTATTATGCGTTCTTCCTGACGAACACGGTTCCGTATGTTCCGCAAGCGCCATATCAAGACCCGAATGGTTATGCCTCTTGGCCATATGTACTGCAATTCCAGCCATCAGGAACGCTGCCTAACAACTTATATTTCAATCCGGATCTTGTTTATCGTATAGAGATTAGAAAGGGGCCGGATCAAACCTATCCATTGATATGGATTATTGAGAATTTCGTACCTGGATCGTCAGGATCAACCAATACTGATTTATCCACATCTCAGAATTTGATAACCAATCCTCAATTTGCGGACGTTGATTTTGTATCACCATATACATTCACGCAGGGATCTTCAGGTACTTATACCATTGATGTTGGCCCTGGCTGGCAATTGGTATTGACGGGTACTGGTACGACTATTTTAACGCAAGTTGAGAATAGCGGTAGTACATGGACATCAACGATACCTGGTAATCCACCCTATTCGTTAACCATTAATAATAGTGGATGGACGACCGCTTCTCTTGTTCAGACATTTGCAAATAACGGCGAAATATTCGCAAACGGTGCTGTTTCTATGTCTGCCATGTTTAAGGCGACATCGGTTGGTCAGTTTATTAGCTTGATTTATCATCCTAATGGGCCATCTAATGATACAACTGTTGCAGCAGGCACGATTAATCCTGGTGATTATTCTATTCTTTCAGGCGTTATCGATTTGCCGCCATCGGAAAATACAAACTCTGGTGAGGCAGCTAATGTACAAATGATTATTAGGCTTCAGCCAACCAATACAATAACCATCACTAATGTACAATTCATTGGTCAGAGTGTTAATTTATCCACTCAAAATTTAGTTACTCCTTTGTTCCAAGAGATAAGTTACGAACGCATTGTTGACCAAGAGTTTCATGTATATAAAGACTCATTATTGACCGAGCCAAAATCAAACATATTGAGTGGTTGGACGTTTGCTTTAAACCCATGGCAATTCATTACAAATGCTGTCACAACCGTATCAAGCAAAACACAATATATTGCTGATCAAACCATATTGCATCAAGAAACAGCATCTTCATTAGCAACAGGCCAAGGTGATAATACCGTTAATTTTGGATTGCAGGTAAATTCATTATATGGAGCATCAGCTAATAACCGATTTGCGATTATTCAGTATATTGATACGCTGACCATAGCACCATATTGGGGTCAGAATTTATCTTGTTTGGTAAGAGCGTTATTTTTCAGGCCTAATGGTGCCAGTATATTACCAATACCTCAGTTAAAAATGAGATTGATATATAGAACAACCGCTGTACCAACTATCGGTAATTCAGAGCCAATCACTGGATGGGATGCGAACGGCGACTTAACATTTGCATCTGGATGGACGGCTATAGAGCCATTGAATGATGTCAATTATACATTACTGAATAGCTCTGGCGCATCAGCTGAATTTAAGGCTAATTCTCCAGGC